CAGGTACTGGTGCACCGCAGTCTGCGGCGTGTAAGCGCTGGTACTGACAAGCACGACCTTGATCGTGTCCGTCATCCAGTTGATCTGAGCTTCTAAGAATCGCTGTCGGGCCGCGTCGTACAAGGTGTTGGCCATGCGTGCTCCTTGCCTTGTTCAGGCGAAGAAACGCACTCATGCGCGCTCGGATTGATGATGGGATGAACGATGGGAACCTGCGCGGGGGCGTCAATTACGATGCGTGCACGCCGACCAGATTTCTCCAGCATGGTGATGCGTGCACCTCCAATAAGGGCCGAATCACCTGCCCCCAGCTCGATGGTTCGCTTGCTCATGGCAGGTACCCCCGGACATAGTGCTGCACGTCTTGGCGCGTCTCGCGGCGCATGCCTGCGTCGGGCAGGAGGCCGAAGTAGGCCGTGAACGCCTGCTCCGCAATGCTGGCCCGGCTCGGGTCGAACAGCTCACTGTCGGGCACGCTGAAAGCGCGGTGTAGCGCCCAATGGATCAGGTGCTCGTGGTGCGCTTCGTGAATCTCGGGCGACATCTGAGCGGCTTGCGGGTCGTCTGGGTCGGCCAGCTCCATGCGCACCAGCGGCAGCCGGTAGGCCTCCAAGTGCAGCACATCGCCAGCGTCGATGCGGCCCACCATGCGCAGGCCGTTGTCGGTCTGGATGGCGAAACAGGCTTCGCGCGGGTAGGTGCGCCAATCGGGCAGCTCCGCATCCAGCCACTCGCGGGTCTTGAGCGTGATGGTTTGCTCGCGGCCCGAAGCGGCCAGCAGGCGGATATTGATGAACTCGTAGAGCGATCCGTGCAGCGGATAGGCCGACTGGCCAGGCTGCAGGGCGATCTGACAGAGGACAGGATCATCCTCGGCCACCAGCAGGCGCCCGCGCACGCAGGCCTGCCGGTGCGCGTCGTTGAGCCAGTCCACCACGTCCTCATCACTGGCGCGGTAGGGCTCGGCCTGGTCTTTGGCCAGCGACCGGAAGCGGCGAATCAGGTCTTCCAGCGTCATGCAGGCATCCCGAACTGATCGATGAAACCGCGCGCCATGTCCCGCGCCTTGTCCAGGCTGGAGTTGCCGGGGATCTTCTGCTGGTAGTTGACTTCCGCCCAGCCGATGAGCGCTTTGCGATCCATGGCATCAATGCTTTGGATCAGCGCAAAGCGTGCGTCATCCTGCAGGCGCTGTTCATCCTCGGCCTTCTTGGCAGCCGCGAGCTGGATCTGAGTGTCATCCAGCTGCTGCGTTTGGTCGCCCTGCTGGGCGGCCTGCTGCACGACGCTGGCGGTGGCCGGCGTGGTCTGCTGGCCTTCGGTGGTGCCCTGCTCTGGCACCTTCTGCACCACGACAGTCATCTCGTCGGCAGCACGTTCGAAAACGTCATCGTGGCGCAGGAAGCGGGCAGCCAGATGCTCAGGGAGAACGCGCGTTTGCCCGGGCGTGAAGGTCAGGCCCGAGCGGTACATGCGATCCTTGAAAGGGTTGTCGGTGCCCTTGTAGGTCACTGCGACTTCTTGGGGAGTGGTCATAACTGGTTCCTGCGGTTGATGGGCATAGGGCAGGCCGAAGCCCGCCCCGTAGCCGTCAGCGATCAGCGTGGGCCGAGGCGCTCGCCGTGGACGATCACATCCAGGCGCGACACCTTGGCGTTGGCCGCGCCGGCATGCGTCCAGACCAGATAGGCCTCCTTGGGCAGTTTCACTGGTGCCTTGGCGCTGGTGGTGCGCAGGCGTGCAGCTGCAGCGGCATCCAGGCCGGCGCCAAAATAGGCCGGGTCCTGGGGCACAGCAGCGTCATTCACGCCATCGGTATAGATGAAGCCCAGAGAGCCGGTAGCGGTAGCCGTCATGCCCGTGGACACGATCACCTGCGCATCCTCGAGCAGGAAGCCCTCGGGCAGCACCTGCAGGACCACCACGTCAGCCACAGCGATTGCGGCCTGGGAGTCGGAGTTGATGACGGCGCCAGCGGCGTTGGTTTCCAGAACGGCGCGCAGGGTGGTGAGGTTGCCGTAAGGCGTGAAACCGCCAAACTGCTGATCGCCGATGAATTTCTTCTTGATGGTTGCCATGATGGCCTCCGAGAAATAAGGGGGAGAAGACAGGGCCGGCCGTAGCCAGCCCCTGAACCATCAGCCGCGAGGCTTGATGATTGGCACAGCGGTGTCCAGAACGGTCACGCCGTGGTCGGTGATTTCCTTGTGGTCGCCGTGGTCCACCAGGAAGCGGATCTTGGACATGCCCAGGATCGCGCCGATCAGGATTTCCAGCTTGTCGCCGTGGTCGCCCTTTTCCTCGCTCCAGAAGAACGGGATGCCCGAGTGCTCGGAAGCACCGAAGGCCATTGCCAGCGCCTGGCCGCCCAGCAGCAGGCCACGGTCCACGGCGAACTTGTCACCGAAGGATGCGGGCACCAGCACGCCAGATTCCGTTTCGCTCTCGTAGGAGGCGCAATACTTGATTTCGTCGCCAGCGTAGAAGCGGATCGGCTTGGGGTTCTTCAGGATCAGGATGCCGTTCCACAGGCCTGCATCGCCCAGGAACAGCGGGTGATCCTTGGCCAGGCGGGCACGGGCCTGCGCATTGGCCTGGAAGGCGCGGAATGCGGGGTCCGTCGAGAAGCTGCTGTACTGGGCTGGCGAAGCCAGGAACACGCGGATCGGGCTATCGGTCGCAGCCTGGTCGTTGTCGAACTCCACTGGTGGGGGAGGCAGCGGGATGCTGTCGCCCCACTGGCGCACCGAGTCCAGCACATCCATGCTGAGCGTGTCGGTGGTAGAGATAACCAGCTCGCCCGCGTTGTTCTTCAACTCGGCCACAGCACCAGCACCGGCCACCAGGTGGCGATTGCGCGATGGTGCCTTGACCTTGTTCACCATGATTTCGGCGAACTTGGGGTGCGTTGACACCGGCACAGACCATTCGATCTTGTGGTCGTGGAAACCGCGAGCGCCAGCCAAATGGACCTGAATCGACTGGTCCATGTACTGGGTCATCAGCTTCTGCGCCTTGGGGCGGGCCAGGCGGCGCCGGTCGAACGGATCGCGAATCTGCGTCATGGTGTTACCCATGTCGATGGGGAAACGCGCCTGGTTCACACGCAGCTTGTCCTCGGAATAGGACATGCCGATGCCCTTGCCCTCGGCGTACTCACTGCCCATGATGGGGTAGCCGCCGATTGGGTTATCCAAGTGGAAGGTGATTTCATCACCCTTGTTCTTGGTCAGGTTGTCCGCGCGCACGATGGGCATCGAGGTCTTGGACTGGCGGCCCTTGGCGGCGGCCACGGCAGAGTCCACCTTGGGCATGGAGCCCGTGAGGTGGCGCATCTGGGTGTTGCGCTGGCTGCAGGTGTGGAAGACACCTACGGCCTGCTCGATCATCGCGCCTGGTGCGCCATGAGGGGTGTTGGTTTTCGTAGTCACGTCTGGCTCCTTAAACGGAACGGTTCAGCCAGGCCTCGATCTGCGCGGGGGTCATGCCCTCCGTCGCTGCGTACATATCGGGGCCTGACATATCCGCCGTGGCGTCCAGGACCGATGCCCCGCTCGCGTGCCCACCAGGAATGGAGGACAGGCTTGCGGGAGGTGTGGTCTTGGCGCCCGCAACGGCGGCGCTTGCGGCGGCCTTGGGATCGGCTGCCGCTGTGGTGGTGGTCTTCGGTGCATTCGCGCCCTTGAAGGCGTCGAACACTTCCACGATTTCGGAGGCGGTGCCGCCGGTCTTGGGGTCAAAGAGAGCCCAATAGGCGTTGCGCACGACACTGGGTTGGGCATCCACCCAGGAAGCGAACTCACTGCTTTGGGCAATGGAGTCCGCGTCGGGATGTTTGCTGTAGATGGCCTCGTAGTGCTCGGTAGCGGCATCCTTCTGCTGCTTGGCCTGCAGGGGGGCCAGGGCCTTGCCAACTTGGGCCTGAACCTGTGCCTCCACCTGCTGGTTGACCAGCTTCTGAATGCCTGCCGCAAGCGCTTCTTCGGAGAAGTCGCCGAACAGGCCCGCGTCCGCGCCCGCTTCGATGGCTGCCTCTGCAGTGGCAACCATGTTGTCGGTCTTGGTCGGGGCCTTGCCGGCGTCTGCCCGCTCTTGGGCCTGGGCCTGCAGGGCTGCCAGCTGCTGCTGGGCCTGCTCTGCCTGCTCTTTCCAGTGCTGCTCGCCCTCGCGGTGCTTCACCAGCGTTTCGTAGGGGATGGTGTGTCGGCCATCACGCGCCAGCACCACGGACTTGGCGGGGTCTTCCGCTTCGGTCGTGGTGTCGGGCGCACCCTTGTCGGTACTGGTGTCGGCGGCGTCGGGCTTGCCTGCCTTGTCATCGCCATCAGCTGGGGTCGTGGTGGCCGGTGCAGTGGTGGTCGCGGGCGCGCCACCGTTATCCAGCGAGATGCTGGTATCGCCCTCGGCCATGGCCAAAGCCAAAGCCGCCTGCTCCGGCGACAGAGCGCCGCCGATGTTGGAGTAATCGAAATCCTGAGTTGATGTCGTCATGACTGTCCCGCCACATATCGCCGTGGCCGCAGGGGGCCAGCAATCCGGTGCGAGCGCCTGAGCGCCTGCGCCATCTGCTATTCATTCCGCAGCGCTTTCGCGCTCCGGTCTTCGCGTCACGCTGTCGCGCTCGGCTTGATAGGCACTGTCGATTCGGGGGGCAAAATCTCTAAGCCCTATACCGGGCGCGCACGAAAAAGCCGCCTCTGTGGGCGGCTTGGTGGGGTGGTGCTGGCTACAGGTTGTCGCCTGGCGCCGCCGTCTCGATGCCGGTCTGGCCGGTACCGGTGTCTTGCGGCACGGGTGGGAAGTTGGGGCTCGTGTTCTCGCGCACGGGCGGAACCGCGCCTGCCTCGGCCTCCGCTTCGGGCGCAAGCTCTGGCCCCTGGCCCTGGATGTATGGGCTCTTGATGTTCATGGCCGCCGTCTGCGCAGGCACAGGGAAGTTCGGATCATCGCCACCTGGGCTTGGCTTCTGGTAGCCCGCGCCCTGCATGATGGCGTCCGCGATGGGCGCGATCATCGGCATCTGCGCCACCTGGGCCGCGCCCTGCATCGAGCCGAATGCCGCCTGCACGCCTATCTGCACGGCCTGGGCGACTATCTGCTTGATTTCCGCGTCGGTCTTGCGCTCCTTCATGTCCAGCTCTCGCGCCTTGAGCTCGTTGCCTGCGTCCTTGAGCGCCTGGGCCACGGCCTGCTGGATGCGCTTTTCCACCTGCTCTGGCGTTTCCTGAGCCCCGGCCTGCTGCAGCGCCTGCACCAGCTGATCCTTGAATGGCACGTCCATCAGGGAAGCCATCAGCGGCATCACCACGGCCTGGAACTGCGGCGGCATGGCCTTGACCACCTCGCTCATAGCGTTGAGCTGCTGGCCGCGATAGGTCGGGCTGCTCGGCACGTCTTCCAGGCCCACCATCAGACGCGTGCGCTGCAGGTCGTTCGACAGGTAGGGGTAGCCCGTCACCGGATCTTCCTCTGGGTGGTTGATGACGATGGTGCGCTCTGGCGTCAGGGCATCGCCCGCGATCACCACGGTGGTTTCCTCCTTGCCCATGTCCTGCACGATCATGGACATCAGCAGCTCGCCCACCATGGTGCGGCCGCGCCGGAAGTTGCCCATCATGTGCGCCAGGCTCTGGTTTGCCTGGTCTACCTGGGTCTGCTCCTGCACGCCGCTGGTCGCGGTGCCGCGCCGGCCGCTGAATGCCCCGGCTGCTGCTGGGTTCACGCGCTCGATGGCCTGGCGCGCGTTGGCCAGCATGTCCAGCTGCTGCTGGTTCATCTGAAAGTCGCGCTCTACTTTGAACCGCGCCCCAGGCTGCGCCATGTGGGCAGCGCTGAGCTTGATGTCGGCATCCAAGCGCCCCACGGTGCGGCGAAACACGTCATCTGGCATGTCCACGGCGCCATCGGTGCGCTCCACGCGGTAGGCGCTCATGCCCCAGCGCAAACGGCTGTTGCCGCTGTTGAGCGTGTCCTGCTGATAGAGCATGTTGCGGATGTAGCCGAACGGCACGCGCGTGTTTTCCTCGCGGAAGCCCCAGAACGGCACATAGGGGAAGAAGCGATGCGCATAGGGCGTTGGGCCGTCGAACAGGACGTGAGGCCCCAGCCAGTAACTGCGGCGCACCCGCGCCACCACGGAGCGGCGGAACTCCACCAGGCGATTGGCCACCGCGTGGACGTGCGCGGGGTTGGCCTCGTCATACTCCACCACCCGGCCGTCGCGGCTCTTGAGCACCACCACATCCACCCAGCGGCGGTACCACAGCTCGGTCGCACAAACCTCCTTGTTGAAAGGGTTGAACCAGCGATCCTCGGCCAGCGTCCACTCACGGGCCACGTCAAAGGCACGGCTCATGCCCGTGCTGCCACCACCGTAGCCCACATCGTCGTACTCGCTCCACCAGCCCGTGCCAGCCTTGCCAAAGCGGCGGATCAGATCCGCGTGCTCGGGGAACACCCGCGCCAAGCGGCTGGGGTGCATCCAGCGCTGACGGCGCAGCCACCGCGCATCGGACAAGTCATCCTCCTGCGCCGCCCAGTCCCAGTGAATCTCGTTGCGGTTGACGGCCTTGCACTGGTAGGGGAAGGCGAATGGGTCATCGCCCTTCGTCACTTCCACCCAGCCTAGCCCCACCCCGATCTGAGGATAGAACGCCTTGCTGCAGGCGTCGTCGGCCTTTGCGTTGCGCTCTGCCTCGTTGAGCTTGAAGCTGATGGCGTCTGCCACGTCTTGGCCGCCTGGCTGGCCGTTGGCCGTCACGCGCCAGTCTGTGCGGGTCGCTTCCTCGTGGCCGCGAATGCCTTCGAGCGCCGCACCAATCAGGTTCTCCATGGATGGAGGAATACCCAGCTTCCTCTGGGCCTCCAGCAGCTCGGTCTTGAGCTGGTTGCCATCAGCATACTCAATCTCCCGATCAGCCACTGGGCGCCACTCGCGTGGTTGGTTGTCGATCTCCTCGTGGATCTCACGGTACTCGGCCACTGTGAGCGCGCCCTCTGGCGTGTCCACGGGATCAACTTCGGTCTGTGTGTCGTGCATGGTGTGGTCCTCAATAGCAAACCGGGTCTGGTGCCTCGGTGTATCTCTTGCCGGTGTTGGTGGCGCTGGCTATCAGGCCCAACTCCTTGGCCTGCGCGTACTGGCGGTATGCGTCTGCGCCCTCGCTGCAGCCATTGCTCTTGTCTGGTGTCTCGTCCAGGTAACGCGATTCGGCGCTGCTCCACTTCTTCTTGTAGTGGGTCAGGCGCTCGATGCCCTGCTTGGTGCCGTCCAGGTCGAACCAGGCCGTCTTGATGTGCTTGCGTGTCGCATAGATGCCGGTCATCAGCTGGCTTACCACCGGCACGATGAAGAACGTCTGCCCTGGCAGCAGCAGCTGCAGCTGCTCCTTCACCGAACGGTTGTAGTCACTCAGCTTCTTGTGGTCGGCGTCGTGGGGCAGGAAGTGCGCGCCGTAGACGTAGCCGCGCTTCTGCAGCTCGTGGGCGTAGTGGCGCAAATCCTCGTTGTGCCCTTCGTAGTACCAGATAAAGCGGTCTTCCTGGCCCAGCATCTGCATGAACCAAATCGCGGTACCGTCGCTGCGACCGATGTCCCAGAAGGTGTAGACGGGAAGGTCAAGCGTTGGCACGTCGGTGATGCCGCCGCGCTTGCGGAGGATCATCAGCTCCTTGGCAAAGTAGTTGCCCGCCACGCTCTGCTGGAAGGCCTCGGCCGGCGAGCTGGGGTACTCGCGCCACATCCGTTCCTCGGCGCCCGCGAAGTCGTTGCGCTGCTTCTCCGCGTACCAGGCACGCTGGCCGCCGTCGATCTTGCAGCCCATCAGCTGCTCAATCTCGTTGAAGTAGTCGATCAGCTCGTCTCCGATGGATACCCCGGCCGGGTCCATGGTATAGGTGGGGTCTTGCCACCAGGCATAGAAGTGAAAGCGGTACTGAGCCCGCGTGAGCACCGCCTTGCCCGTGACCAGCGCCATGGCCCGCTGGCACATCTTGTAGAACTCGCCGTCTGTGCCCTCGGCTGTGGACTCCACCACGATGATGCCGCTCAGTGGCACGGCCTGGAATGAACCCGTGACCACTTCCTCGGCCTTGGCCGGGAACTTGGCGCATATCTTCCCGAACTCCGACACATGCAGCCGGTGGATCGTGCCGCCGCGCACCGACGTGGCCACGCGCAGGCTGCTCTTGTTGTGCGCGAATACCAGCTCCTTGGTGCTGGCGCGTGCCAGGGGAAAGCGCTCGCGGATTTCCTCGGGCAGGTGGTCGTAGGCAAACACCACCTTGTCGCGGAAGATGGCCTCTGCCGTCTCGCGGTCCTGGGCGATCATCCCGCAGCGCTGGCTGGCGTTCCACATGGCGTGATCCAGCCACATGATGGCGATCAGGGTAGTAAAGCCCAGCTGGCGGGCTTTCAGGATCAGGTTGCGATGCCACAGGCGCTTGATGAAGCGGCGCTGCGCCCTGTTGGGCTTGAAGGGCTGCACAAAGCTCTCGCCCTCGTCTATGACATTACCCTGCGCGTCCTTCGTCTCGTCACCCTTGACGATGATCTGGTAAAGCGCACCGGAGAACAGGCGCCATTCAGGATCAGCCAGGCAGCGCTCCAGCTCGCCCGGGTCAGCAGGAAGGTGCCCGGCAGGGATAACGTGCGGGCCGCGCTTAGCGCGCTTGGCGCCCTTGGCTGCCCAATTGCATCCCAGTTGGTCGTCTAGCTCGAGCCCGCGATCCACATCAATGACTGCTTCATCCTCGTCCAGGCAGCCAGGCTCCTGCCCAGTGGCTGGGAGACGCGGGGCAGGCACACGCGCAGCAACCATGGCGCGCCGGCTCTTAGTCGCCATCGTCGTCACCCACATTCTGGCGCGGCACAAAGGCGCTGCCACCTGCTGCAGGATCATCGCTCTCTGGATCGTCCTGCACGGGCGTGAATCCGTTGCCGTTGCCTCCGGCAATGCGATGCAGCAGAGCGGATAGAGGGTCGGTCTTCTGCTGGTTGTCCTTCTCGTAGATGCCCAGGTGCTTGGAGAGCTTTTCGATGGCATCCATCTTGGAATGGAAGAGCATCTCCACACCGTGCTTACCCATCTTGGCGCCGGCATAAAGGGCCAGGGCCTGCGGGCTCAGGTGCCTGGTGTCCTTGAGCACCACACGGGCATCACCATCGCCGCCGCAGTTGGGGCATTCAGGGTGAGGCAGCTTGAGGGCATCGAACCCGATACCGCCGTGCTCCTCAAACAGGATGGGGTCTTTGCCTTTATCCAGCCACTGCTCACGGTCGCGGTTGTATTCGCTCAAGGTGCGCTGGTACTTGAAGCCTTCACCCCAGCAGTGGCGGCAGCACGCGATCTTTACCTCTGATAGCTCCCGTGCGTCAGCGAAGGCAATCAGGCCCAGTTCCATCACCACTCTGTCGGCGGTGATGTGGGTTCGCTTCTGCATTTCAGCCCGTGCGTCAGCGATAGCAGTCACGATTTCAGGTTTTTTTAGGTTTTCGTGCCCGATTGCACCGGCTGTGCCTGGGCTGTAGCCGGCCCGGATGGCCGCTTTGGTGGCATTCAGGTCCACCAGGTACTCATCGACAAATCGCTGCTGCTTATCCGTCAGGCGCAGATATGGCTGCTCAGTGGGCGCGGTCTTCGGCTTGGCCTTCCGTACTGCAGGTCGCTGCTTAGGCGCTGGCCTGGCCGATGTCTTGGGTGAGGCCTTCTTTCGTGCTGGCGCTTTCGCCTTGGGCGCAGGCGCGGCTTTGCCTGCAGGCTTCTTCACGGCTGCTGCAGGTTTTTTGGTGGTCTTACGGGGTGCAGGCTTCTTGCCTGCCGGTGATGTGGCCATGCGCGCCAGTGTTCGTGGGCGCGGGCGTTTGGTCTAACCCTATGCTGGGCGTAAAAAAACCGCCCTGGGGCGGCTGTCTGTTTAGGCCAGGTCGAGCGCCTGCTGATTGCCATCAGGTCGGAGCGCTCGGTAGGCCTTGTTCTCGCGCTCCAGGCGCTCAACCCGGGCCGCGAGCTGTGTTGCAAGATAGAGGTGTTCGTTGGTGCTGTTGATGAGGATGGCTTGGCCAGCTGCCCCCACGCACAGCATGGAGAGCGCCCGATCCTCGCTGGGCGTAAGGTGAAGCACCACGTCAGGGTTACCGTCTCGGCCAGCAATTTCGATCAGAATGTAGCCGCTGTCCAGGATCGTCTTGCTGATGTTGCGCTTCGGTGGATATTCCTCTACCAGCTCATAGATGCCGCGCAGCAGGCGCTTGAGCTTTCCGTCGTCTACCAGCGTGCGCAGACGGTCATCCACCACAGATAGCTTGAGGCCTGTCAGATCGGCCACGGTTTCACGGGTGGCGATCTGATCCACAGCGCGCAACTCGCGGACGGCATCAAACACGCGGATGGTGCTCGATACGGGTTTGCTCGGCACATCCGCCTGTTTCTCTGTAGGCTGCTCAGCTTGCATCGCTTCCTCCTTCCTGCCACTGGGGCACCTTTGCCGGCCACTGGCCAGCATCCTTGATCTGTTGACGTGTGCGTTGGGCCATGGCCCGGCCCAGCTCGATGTGCGCCTGGCGGCCACCAGGCACCAGACGGTACTGGTCGAAGGCCGTGTGGCAGCCCTCGACGCCCGGCCGGTCGCAGCACAGCGGCATGCCGCGACGGTCATCCACCTTTAGGCGTGCACCCTTGCCCTCGTTCTCGTGGGCATGCTGGCTGTAACCGGCGATGCTGCACCAAGCGCAAGGCATGGCCGCCACCACACGGCGGTAGCTTTCGCTGCGCAGTGGCTGCTCCTTGCGCACCGCAGCAACAGCGGCAGTGCACACTGCCATGGCTACACGGGCCAATGGCTGGGCCAGCCCAGCCTGTAGAGCGCGCTGAGCGCGTTCATCCAGGCGCTGCTCACGGGTGATTGCCATGGTCACACTGGTAGAGCGATTCTTGAAGCCGGTGCGCTTCATGGGTGTGGTGCGCATCATGGCGTGACGCCCTCCACTGCCAACTCCTGCTCTGCCAGCTCCACCACAGCAGCAGTGATCTGGCGGCGGTACCGAATGGCAGCCGTGCACAGATAGTGGTGCTGCTTGGGAGTCAACGGCGCCGGAGCCGGATCCAGTGCCCGCAGCGCCATGTCCGCGGCGAATCGCTTGGTGCCGCTTCCCGGAAAGAACGTGCAGGCAGTAAGCGCACGCGCGATGGTCTTCTGGTTTTCAGTCATTTGACAGGCCCCTTTACAGCAGTGGCGTTGCGGTACTGCCAGGCCACCATGGCCGCGTCACGCTCGTGCTGGTTGCAGCGCTTAGTCCAGCCGGTGATGCGGCCGAATGCAGCCGCATCCACCTTGGCGCCCTTGGTCGTGGGGCTGATGCTGTGAGCTGGCAGCGCCAGCTCGCCGCAAATGGCCGTAATCAAGCTGCACCAGGCATCGACCTGGCCCACGCTGCGCGCCGTGGCCAGGGCAGCGCCAAGAGCCCCCTTCGTGCGCGCATTCCACAGGCGTGTTTCCAGGCGGCTGTCCTCAAACACCAGGCGGTCAGCGCCAGCAGCAACCCGCTCACGCAGAAAGCGCTCCAGCTCGTTAGGCCCGATGGTCAGCAGCTCCACCAGCTTGCCGGCGTCGAACACCGCCACGCCAGTGGCCGCACCGGGGTCCATGCCAAGAATCAGCGGCATACGGCCTCCATCAGCTGGCCCATGGCCGTCGCAGGCCCCTTGGTGTATTCGCGGTGCGTGAGGCCGGCGCGCACGCCGTTCACTGCGCTCTTGGTGCTGCCGATCTGCTTGGCAACCTCGGCGCCGCTCAGCGGGCTGGAGCGGATCACCTCGATCTGCTCAGGCGTCAAGCCCCGGCCCGACTTGCGCATGCCCTCGGCCACGCGGCGGCCGTGCTCCTTGCGGTCAAAGCCGTTTTCCCGGAATGCCTTCTTCATGGCAACTGAGCGCGGAACAGCCTTGTGGTGCTCGTGCTGGCAGCAGCCCGGCGTCTCGCAGGTGCGCACCAGGGTGTAGCCCTCGCGCAGCTTCTTGCCATGCACCGCCGTCCACAGCACCACGTCCACGCGCTTGATGTTGCCCTCGTGGCGCAGCAGCGGATGGCCCTGCGGTGTGTGAGCCCCACTCCACTTCAAACAGTCGCCGCCCACGTCCTCACAGCGCAGCAGGATCGACTGGCCCAGCTCCTCGGGCGAGGGTTTGTAGTCGGGCATGGCGTAGCGCCAGCTGAAATCGACCGCCACGATCTTGACCTTGCCCTTGCGGCGCAGCTTGTGGATGCGCTCACGGGTGTAAATGCGGCCCCGGCCCATCAGCTCGGCCATCGTCTCCAGGCTCACCGGCTGGTTCTTGCGGATCAGCGAAAGCACCTTCTCGCTGCGCATGACCGGCTTCTTGCGGGGGCCTGGTGGCTTGCGGCCGACCACCGGCACCCACTGGCGGTAGCCCTTGCGGCCTGCGGCCGTGATGCGCACCAGGCCATCGGCCTCCATGCGGCGCAGCATCGTGCCCATGACCGACATATCGGTTTTCGAGGCGCGCGCCAGCTCCAGGCAGGTGCTGGGCGTCTTCTTGACATGCGCCAGCACCTGCTCAGCCGTCCAGCTGCTGCGCTCCAGCACCGGGGCCACGCCCTTCCAGTACATGCCCTGCAGGCTGGGCACCCGGAAGCGCTTGGCCAGCACGCGCTTGCGCAGCTCGGCCGCCACCTCCTTGAACTTGGCCGGGTCGCCCCCCAGCATCGCCTGCAGGGTTTCCTCGTTCATTCGCTTCTTGTTGAGCACGCTGACGACAAGCGCCAGCTCTTTTTCGTTTACTGCCACGATTTGCGTCCTTCTTTTCCCAGGGCCTCGCGCGCCGCGCGCACTACCCCAGGGCTTTTTGAAATGCCTGCATCCACCTGGGCCAAGATCGCTCTGGCCCAGTCCTTGTTGTCGTTGTGGCGCTCAAACTCCACCGGCTTGGGCGGGATGACGTTGGGTGGCGGCAGGGCCGGCAGGCGGTTCTCCTGCGCCCAGGTCTTGCGCGGCGTCAGCGCCTCACACATCTGCACCAGCTGTGGCAGGGTCGGCGCGTAGTCCGGGTTGCGTGCCATAAGGCGGCGCGCTGCAGCCTCGACCACGCTGCCCTCGTAGCGGCTCAGGTCCGCATCCCACACAGCCATGGCCGCCAGCAGCCCCTTGTCCTTGCCCTGGTCTGGGCCTTCCGTCTCCACCAGCTGACCAGTGTTGAACTTCGCCAGGAGCTGATTTCCGTAGGCGCCGTGCAGCACGATGAACAGCTTGCGGGTCGTGGGCGATGGCTCACGCACCGTGCGGGTGGCCGTGGCCTCACGCATGCCTTGGTCCACTGCGTGCGCAATCTCCCTCATGGCTCAAACCCGCCGTAGATCGCCTTGGCAGCGCCTTCGTACTTGCCGGGCGTCGGACCGCGCGGTGGGCGATGGATGCCAGCGCCAGCAGCACCGGGCTGGCTGCCAGGCTTGCCGGTGTGCTTTCCCTCCATGAAGCGGCGCATCCAGTTGCGCCAGGTCGCCTGCCAGTCCAGCTTGCGGGCGTCATGGCCGGCCTTGGCGCGCCAGTGGTCCGCGAACATATCGGCCTGGTTGCGCACGTCCTCCTGGGCCAGGGCTGGATACTCACCCAGTGCCCAGTCGCCCCACTTCTTGGGCAGCTTCCAGTCGTCGGGCAGGCGAGCGCCGTTGCGAGCCTTGGGCGCCTTCTCAGGCTTGGGGTCTTCCGGTGGCGGTGCTGGCGCTGCTGCTGGGTCGTCAGCAGCTGGCTGGCCGCCCTCTGCAGATTCGTTCGGCGGAGCCGCAGGCGCAGCATTCGGCGAACTTTCACCCCCCTCCGTAAGTAATACAGATAACTGACTCTCTGTGTCTTTATCTATATCTATATCTGTACGCGTGACTTCGTGACGCGTCACGCGTGACGGGGGTGTGACTGTCACGCGTGACACGTCCGTGACATCGGTGTGACCGGCTTGCTTTGCCTCTGCAGCTTCTGCTGCTGCGTGCTGCGCCAGCTCGTTGGCCCTCTTGGCCGCGTCCAGTTCTTCTCGCTCGCGCTGGCGCTGGCGGCGCTTGCGCTCGGCTGCGGTCGAGTCCGCATCGCTGCGCTGCTGCAGCTTGTTCCAGGACACCGGCTGCAGCGTGGCCTGCTCGATCAGCCCCACCTCGGCGATGCGGCGCGCCACTTCCTCCAGCGTGCGCATGTCCAGCCCCATCTTGACGGCGGCCTTGCGCATCATCAAAGGATCCGCCGCATCCAAAATTCCCTGGCCCTTCAAGCACAAAATGGCCATAAAGTGCCAGCGGTCCTCAAAGGCCAGCAGACGCAGCTTCTCGTCGTCCACCATCTTGGTGTAGGTGCGAAACCACGGTAGCGCTTGTTCTTGCTCCATGCTCCCCCCTACTCGCTTACAACCTCACGGCAATGGCCGTGATGCTGTGCAGTGCTGATGCGCACCTTGTGCTTGCCCCACTCCCCCGCCACCCAGGTCACACCCTTGGGGGTGAAGCGAGTAGCGTTGAATGCGTGCTCATTGCGCGTGGCGACACCAGCGCGGACAACGAAGCGGCCGGCATCGATGTGCTGCTGGTAGGCAACCCACTCGCCGCCCAGGCGGTACATGATCTTCTGGTCCTGCAGCCAGGCGCGAAACTCGTGCTCATTGGCGTCCAGCAGCTTGGCCACCTGGCGGAAGCCCTTGGCGCCGTTGGCGGCAACGTAGCGATCCACGTATTCAACCTTGGGCGCGGCCAGCGCCAGCTGCTCTGCCTGCTGCTCGATCTGCTCTGCTTGGTCGGCGGCCAGGCGCAGGGCCTGGGCCATCGTCTGGGGCACCGCCGGTGCTTGCTGGGCCTCCAGCTCCTGCCAGCGCTTGACCACCTTCATGCGGGCCACAGGGTCGTAGCCAAGCAACAAGGTCAGGCTGGTATCTTTGTCCAGCTCGTACTGAGGGTAGTCTTGGCCGTTCTCACCGACATAAGTGCTTGAAATACAGACAGAACGCAATTCTGCGTTTTGCTCCAGCGCCAGCATCATCGTGCGAATGTCCCGCATCACGTCGGCATGGCGCTTGCCGGTGAGCTCAGCTATCTCGCAGCTGCTCATGGTGGGCACGCCCACCGCTGTGGTGATCGCTGTCATACGCCACCGCCGATCTGGGGAAGGCCGCGCGCGGCGAGGTGGCGCAATACCTGCAAGTCGGTTTTACTGATGACGACCTGGTCCTTGCCCACGATATTCAGGTTCAGCGCTGCAATAAAGAGAGCAAGGTTTTCAATGCTGCCGTCTTTCAAACGCGAGATCGTGGACTCAGAAACATTCATCTTGTCGGCAACGCGGGCTTGGCCCATGTCTGCAAGCTGGTTGCGCAAATGGGTTTCGATCTTGCGTGCGCTTTCACGCACGTCTTGAGAAACTTCAGCCATGGCAAGACACTTTCAAAAAGCAGTGGTTATCAAAATTTCGGTGAGTGCAGCCGCTCGCCGGGCGCTGGCGCGGCGCGTGCGCGGCTTGGTGGCTGGTGCTGGCGCTGGTGTTCATGCGAAGGCCCAAACTGCAGCGAGCACCAGCACGACAGCACCGAGCAGCAGCGCGCCGCGCGTCGAGCGCGATGGCCCGGCGCGGGTCGCTTGTGGTGGGGTGGAATCAACGAGTGCTGCGAGCGCTTGCCCGCAGTTGCAGCGGCCGCCGGTGTGCGCGGCACAGGTATCGACGTGCAAGTCGCCAAGCTCAGCTGTTTTCATTCGCTTAGCCACGATGCGGCTCCGCGCCAGCAAGCTCTGGCCATGTCTCGCGCCAGTCGTCCGGATACCAGACTTGGCGCGGCACCTTTCCTCCGGTGGCCTGTTCGAGCGCGACCGCTGTTTTGGGTATGGGGCGGCGGACACCGTCACGCCAGTGGCGAATTTGGTCGTCCTGCTTAGCGCCGACCTTGTCCCGCAGTTCGGAGATTGAGAGTGCGCCAGGTGAATCGAGATACTCGACCAACTCGCGGCATGGGGTGCGTTTCGTCATGCCGCAATTCTATATCTTTTGATACTGCTTGCGTATCTTTTGATATCTCCACGTCTGGCTACCAAACGGTACGCCCTCTCTATGCTGGCGGCCATGGACAAAGCAGCACTTGATGAATTCAGGCGACAGCGTCTTGACGCCTTGGCAGAGCACATGGGCGGACGTGCCGCCCTAGGCCGCGCGATTGGTTACAAAGACGGGGGCTACGTCAATCACATGATCAACGGCCTGCGCCCAATCACTGAAAAAACTATTACAGCTTGCGAAGCCTTACCCGGGGGCGAAGGGTGGTTCAGTGACGTCCGCTTTCAGGAGCGGGCACTATCGCGTGAGGTGATAGCAGCCATTGCAAAACTGTCTCCAGATGAGGTGCGCCGCATCGAAAACCTTTTGCGCGGCATGCTAGATCTTCCCCAGCGCCGCACGAGCTGATTTCCCCACGTAACCCGATGTAAATTGACAAACGCAATTCCATCATGAATACTGTAAATACATACAGTGTTTTTAGGGAGTCGCGTAGCCATGTTGCAGGGACAAATCAAGGGCGGGGGCACCGCCACCACCGTGAATCATTACGGTGGTGGTGTGTTGACATTGGCCACCGCCCAGGAGCGTGAAGCCTACGCGCTGGGTCGGATTGAATCGGTAGCCGACCTGCTTGACCTGTGTGCATCCGTGCTTGAGAGCGATAACGTTGCAATGCATGGCACCCTTCGCATGGCAATGCACATGTTGCTGGAGGCCAACCAGGTCCTTCGCCCCCCCTCCTAAGCCCTCTTTTGATACAGATATCCAGCATCCGCTGGATTTTTTTTTCACGAATCCATATCTTTTGATATTGCCTATATCAGTATCTTTTGATACATTCCATTCGTCGTCACCGGCTAAACAGCTGGGGCGACGGGTGCAAGGTGATCGAGCCTGCGCCCAGTTCTTGCAGCTGGCACGGCTGCTTAAACCAGGGCCTCCGCAGGTGGGATCGGACAGCGGGCTACAAAAGACCACACGCGCCCTACTACTCGCAAGCCTCCCGGATGGGATCACGGTGCAGCGGACTAGGAAAAGCCCGTCGAACCCCAGCCCTGGGGGGTTGTTAAGAGTACGGGGATGAGGCGCGACGCCAAGAAAAGAAAGTCGATGGGCGAAGACGGCCCACCACAACGGTCATGCCGGTTGGAATCCCGGCACACCGGTCCTCGCAAGAGGGCCATCAGGAAAGATGGCAGGCAAACAGCCCTCTCTCCCGATGGTTAGTCAGCCGGAGCGCCCAGCAGTGGGTGGCGAGTAACTCACTGCAGTCCATGGCATGCCTTACACAGCGGGGGTGCGCATAGACGGACACCCTGGAAAGACAGGGGCTCATTCCTATAGCCCGTGGTCCGGGTTGCAGAGGGGTCGCTCCCGCAGCAGGTGAAAGCCCTGCATCCTTTTCGCCGCGCCTGGGGTACCCCTCCTACCCTCCCTCTCGATTCCCCAGGCACGCCGCAAGGCAGCGGCTTTTTATTCGGTACCGCAGCAGGTAGGGCTGCGGGCCATCAGGCAAGGGCCCTGGTTCCTTCCACCCGTCTCTATCTCTGCCGCCCCGTCTGGGGCATCCAGGGTTCTTGCTTGATGGTGCTGACCACCACTACCCCTCAAACACACTCCAGCCCCACCGCTGGTTCCGCCGCCTTTGCGCGGCTTTTTTATTTGGAGCCCTCCCCATGCAGCGTGTCATACCCACCGAGCCCTACAACTCCGACCTGGAAGCCCACTACCTGCGCGGCGCATCCCGGCCCGGCCCCGTGTTTGCGCCAGCATCCGTGGGCATCGTTCCTCTGGGATGGCTACTGCTTGCTGGCGTGATTGCTTTCCTGGTGCTACTGGCCATGGCCTGGCCCGCGCCTGCTCTGCCTAAGGAGCCTGCGTTGAAGAAGGCGGCGGCCAGTGCCTGGGTGTGCCCGGGCATGCATGCCGAGTGGATCGACGAGAAGACCGTGCAGTGCATGAAGGAGAGCAGCCTGTGAAAGTCCTTCAATTTCTTTTTGCCTGGCTGATGTTTTCCGCCGTCGCTTTGTTGGCAGCGGCTTACATGTCCGGCCTCCCGATCTAAATAGCAACGACCACCACCTTTTAGGACTGTTATGGACAACGACACCACCCTGCCGCCAGGCGTGCACCGCGAAACCAACGAGATCCCGGCCGATGAGGCCAACCACGCTATCGAGGCTGTTGCGCATCCGATCATCGACTTGATGAACGAGCACACCAAAAAGCACGGCTCCATCACAGCACTGTACGGCTGCTTGTACGCCGCTGGAGCAGCGCTCGCCAGCTACGGCGCAGCTCTGGATGAAGGCATTGACCTCCGCGTGCAGCTTTCGCCCTTGTTTGAGGGCTACCACAACCAGCAAGCCAATCAGACCCACTGATAGCGACCACTCCACTCACCCGCCCGCCTCTGCGCGGGCTTTTTTTCGCCTGTTTCCCTGAAAGATCAACTATGTACAGCAATCGACTCTCCTCCCTTCTGGCCCTGTCCATCCTGGGTGCCGTGCTGGAAGCCAAGCACAGCCAGCGCGCCAAAGCAGCCCCATCCAAAGACGATGCGGCTAACCCCGGCACGGATAAAGCTGCTCCCAGCCAAAACGCTGCTCCTTGTGCTGAAAGTATCGCTGACTTCGTCCGGGAAAAATTCGGGCTGCACGACCTGGACCGTGCGGCCGCCACTGCTGTGGGAGCATCCCCGATGCGCGTCTCGAGCAAGCCAAGCGGCCCTTGCGAGTGCGCAGACTGCGCCAGCGATGTCAAGGTGGTTGACATGACCCTGCCCATCCCCAGCGAAATCGCCGAGGCGGCAGGCATGAATGCCCAGAACTTCGACGTGTACAGCTCCAGCGGTCGTGTCATCACCCTGATGGCGGCGGTGCGCACCCAACTGGAAGCGCTGGCAGCGACGGCGCCAGATTCGGACCAAAAGGCCCGTCTGCTTGCTTCCAGCATGAACACCCAGGCCGCCATCGACGTTCTGCAGTACCGCCCAGGTGGTGCAGCAACAGGCGAAAAGTCCCCCCCACCCGAGGCCGGCCGCACCTGAGCCGACATCGTCACCCGCCCGCGTTCGCGGGCATTTTTTATGGAGGCCTGAATGGCTCAGAAACTCATCAATCCCACCAAGAAGGTGGACCGCAAGTCGTTTGCCGACTTCCTGGCAGCGCTGCCCGACCTGAGCGATGAACTTGCCGACGCTCTCAATGACATGGTTCACGCCAGCACTGAGACGGGCAAGGTCAGCGAGCTGACTTTGAAGATCAAGCTCAAGCCCCAGGGCGGCAGCGCCGGCCAGGTCGAGCTGGACAGCGACGTGAAAACCAAACTGCCCCAGCCTGTGCGCGGCAAGACCCTCATGTTCGCCACGCCCAACAACAACCTGCAGCGCGAGAACCCGCGCCAGCAGACGCTCGATGGCCTGCGCACCGCAGACCAGGAAGCTACCGCGCAGTCCGAGTTGCGCAAAGCCCCCGAAGAAGCGCCAGCAACCCCGCTGCGCGCCGTCCACTGATCCGGCCGGCCCGGCATCAGCCCTTTCCCTTTCTTTTAACAGTCCATCACACAGGAGTCACACATGGACCTGAACGAATCCCAAACCGAGGCAGCCGCCGTAGACACAATCTCCGCGTCCAAGCAGGAAACCCGCCAAATCGGCGATACCCCCGTGGTGCTGCTGCCTCACGGCTACAGCGTGGCCGATCTGTCGAGCAAGCTGTCTGCACCCACGCGGAAACGCGGTACCACCACGCTCAACGATGCCGAATCGTTCATTGCCGTGGTCAAGGACCAATCCGACGACAGCACCCGTCTGTTTTCCACCATCAACCCGCCCACCTTTACGGCTGTGTTCAACCACCACGCCGCAGGAGCTGGCTGGGGTGACCATCGCGCTAAGTACGACGCGCCGCTATCGCCCGAGTGGAAGGCCTGGACTGGCATTGATGCCAAGAAGCTCAACCAGCTGGACATGGCCCAGTTCCTGGAAACGAACATGGTGGATGTGGTCTTCATCGCATCGGCCGCCGGCGAGCCCGGCAGCCCCGATGGCGCCACCCTGCTGGAAATCTGCCGCACCCTCGAAGCTACCAAGAAGGTGAACTTCAAGAGCAGCGTGCGCCTGACCGATGGCTCTACCCAGTTCACCTACGACGAGGACGTGGCCGGCAGCGCCGTGAAGGGCACCATGACCATTCCCGAACAGTTCTCCATCGGCGTGCCGGTGTTCGAGAACGGCGAGAAGTACCGCCTGGACGTGCGTTTCCGCTACCGCATCGCGGACGGCGGCCAACTGGTGATCTGGCTGGAGCTGATCCGCCCCCACAAGGTGATCGAGGACGCGGTGAAGCAGCTGCGCGCCCACATCGCCGAGGAAACCGGCCTGCAGGTGCTCAACGGTACCGCCTCCAGCTAAGCCCACCCCCCCCACCGAAGCCCGGCCCCGTGCCGGGCTTTTTCATGGGCTATGACCAGAGGGCGCCCCCGCGTCCTGTGCTGATACCCCAAGGAGCCCCAATGGAAGACCACTACGAAACCCTGGGCGTGCCGCGCGACGCCCCCCAGGAGCAGATCCGGGCCGCATATCGTCGCGCTGCCAGTACGGCCCACCCCGACCGCGAAGGCGGGAGTACCGAGCGCATGCAGGCGATCAATGCCGCCTACGACGTGCTGGGCGACCAGGAACGCCGTCGCGCCTATGACGCTGGCGAGACAGAAGGCAGCCCCAAGGCCAAAGCCATGGCCATCCTGCAATCGATCTTCGTGGAAGCGATTCGGGACAACGTGCCCGACCCGTTCAAGTTTGCGCTCGGCAAGATTCAGCGCTCCGAGGAAGGCTCTAAGTGTGAAATCGAGGCCATGCGGCGCGCTATCAGTTCGATGGAGCAGCAGCGGGACCGCATAAAGGCCAAAGGCGGTCGCGACCTTTACCACGAGACGTTGGAAAGCGGCATTCGCACCGCCCAGAACCAGGTTCGCATCCTGGAACAGAACGTCGAAAACGCCAAGCTCGTGCGCCAGCTGCTGCAGGAGGAATACGAGCGCGGTCCCGCATGCCCAGATCCGTTCAGCGATCCCAGAGCCGAACTTCGCCGCTACGGCCGGTCACCTCTGCTGGACATGCTTCAAGGCTCTGGCCCTATCAAACCCTTCTGAGGCTCAACATGGACAGACGACAAAAGGACATCGTGACCATGGCCGAGCACGCTGAGCTGGCCGTGGTCTGCAGCGAGAAGAAGAACGGGCGCCAATACCTCACAGCTCAGGCCGACAACGGCGTCAAGCGCACTTTTTCCATCAGCCTGGGTAGCCGTAGCGATGCCCGGGGCGACCTCAACGAGCTGAGCGACATGAAGCGCTTCGCTCGCGAGAACCGCTGCCAGGAAGCAGCCGCCAATCCACCGCTTGAAGCCCCCAAGGCACCCGAGCCCAAACCCGCGCCCGTCATCAAGATCAAACCTGCCCGCAAGGCATCCGCGACCACCATGAGCACCAACACCGCCCGTTTCACCAAAGCCCCAGCTGTGCAATCTCTCTCCCATGCGGACTTTTACCGCGTCTGCGAATGGGTCAAGGGCCAAGACCTCGCCAGGGTTCCCAGCCTGGAAGCCCTGGCAATGCTCGCCGGCCAGCATCTGGGCAGCGCCGTGCCCGAGGATGAAATGACCGTCGTGATGAACACCATCGGCATCAGCGAGCCCCAGCACTGGGCAGACCCGACCGAGCCCAACGCGATCCTGGCGCGCGAGCTGCTGACGATCATGAAGAAGCTGGGCGAGTCCCCGAGCCCGGCCTTCAAGCGCCTGGCTGACTCACTGCTCGCCTGACTGCCCCCACCACTACGAAGGCCCGCAATACGCGGGCCTTTTGCATTTTTGAGGCCCACATGCGCCACCTACGCGAAATCGACAACAAACCCTATCAGCCGCAGGCCTGGGAATACCAGGGCACCGAGCTGCGCCAGAACCCCGGCATTTTGTCCGGCCGCATGCACGCCTACTCCCTGCCCAGCCGCATAGGTGATCGCCTGCACTACCCAGATGGCCGGGTGGAGCCCTTCCCCGGTACCGAAAGCACCTGACCCATGAGCACCTCTGCACTTCCCCCTCCGTCAGCGCCAGCACCACCCCCCATGCGCTGCGCCAGCTGTGGCGCCCCAGTGTTCAAGCCGCCCGCCGAAGGTGAAGGCCTGCCCTGCGGGCACTGAGCTACAGGCCAAGCGGCACCCGAGTACCGTCCTTGGCGACCAGCGCGTTGGTATCGCCCGGCACCAGTTTCACCCCCAACAGCGTCTGCACCGCCTCAGTCGATGCCGGGCTACCCAGCCCTTTGCGCACGATCTTGCGCGTCTCTATGAAGTCTTACAAGGACGCGGCATCAAGCTCGATGCACTGAGGGTAGGCGTTGTCATGTTGAGACCAGTGCGCGCGGATGGCACTGACCATGGTGTCGTAAAGCGTCATAGCTCCAAGTCTACCGCCCCCAGTGGGCCCCTATTCACAGCCCGCCCTGAGCAATCACGGCGGGCTCTTCTTTTGATCAGAGATACTGGAATGATTCATTACCACGGGCTGCCAATAACGCCGGAGACAGCCGCCGCGCAAGTGCTGCAGGCAGGGCACGGCTTTGTGTCCTTTGCAGAGCCCAGAAACTTGGGGCTGGTTGCCAATGTGTGCCAGTCGTTCGCTGTGGACAACGGAGCATTTACCGCCTGGAAGCAGGGCAGCCCCATAGCCGACTGGAGCGGCTTTTACGACTGGGCGGCCGATGCAAAGAAGATCCCATCCTGCGACTTCGCGGTGATCCCAGATGTGATTGACGGTGGGGAGTCTGACAACGATGCGCTCTTGAACGAGTGGCCACTGGGTCGATTCTTTGGCGCCCCGGTGTGGCACATGCACGAAAGTCTGCAGCGGCTTGAACGGCTGGCGAGCGACTGGCCGCGCGTGTGCATTGGCAGCTCGGGCGAGTTCGCTACCGTCGGGAATGCACTGTGGTGGGGCCGAATAGGCAAAGCCATGTCGGTGGTCTGCGATGAACAAGGACGGCCAAGCGTAAAACTTCACGGTTTGCGCATGCTCAATCCCTTGGTCTTTAGGCACTTACCATTCGCCTCGGCAGACAGCACAAACATCGGGCGGAATATCGGTATTGACCAGGCCTGGCGCGGCTCTTACTCCCCGCCGACCAAAGAGGCCCGCGCCGTCGTAATGCGCGCTCGAATTGAATCCCAAAACGCACCTACCCGCTGGATCTGTGCACCTGCAGAGCCGGCTATGGAACAAGGAACACTGCTGTGACTGCTTTCGCAATCTTCATCTATGTCGGCGCGCTACTACTAGCCAATCTCAGCGCGGCTACCTTCGGGCCGTGGGTGACACCGCTGAATGCTTTCGTACTGATTGGGCTTGACCTGGCACTGCGAGACATCCTGCATACGCGGCTGCGCTGGTGGCAGATGCTGCTGGTGATAGCAGGGACCGCTGCAGCATCTTGGCTTATCTCACACGATGCAGGGCGGATCGCCATCGCGGGGGCTGCGGCCTTCTTCCTGGCTGGATCCGTCGATTGGATGGTGTTCGCACAATCTCGAGGGTCATGGGCCAAACGGGCACACAAAAGCAATCTGGCCGGCGCAGCCGTGGATTCGCTGGTTTTTCCGGTCATCGCCTTTGGAGGGTTCTTACCTCTAATCGTTCTGGGGCAGTTTGTCGCAAAAACATTAGGCGCAGCTGTATGGGTCTGGCTGATCCAGCGCGCCCAACAGAGGGAGGGCCAGCCCGCCCAGGCCCAACCACAGAAGGACAGCAACCAATGAATGAGTATCTGATCGCCCATGTGGGCCACACACAAAGGCTCGATGAGCATATTTGCTGGTGGAGGCCTAAGAGCCTCGGGTACACGATTTGCGTGGACAAGGCTGGCCGATATTCCGAGCAGCAGGCGAGAAGCATTTGCGCGGAAACGGAATGCATAGCAGTCCCTGTGGAGGCGGCAAAGGGCTTGGCGCGCACAACGCCGTACTACCGACTGCCAAACGGCACGCTCGGAAAGCTCTACGACGGTGGCCCACACAGCCCGGTAGAGAACCGGCCCAAAGAATGGGCCGCCATCAAGGAGCATGCGCTCTTGATCGGCAAATACGCAAAGCCAACACCAATGGCGGCATCCAAACAGCGCGCCATCTATGTGGACGCCCAGGTGGCAGCCCAGGCCAAGAAGGAGGATTGAGATGCTGCTTGGTTTCATTCTGGGATTTATCGTTGCCGCCATCCCGGCGCTCTATTTCATGGGCTTCAAAGCCGATGCAGAGCGATACCGATGGATACGCGATCAGAGTGCATTTCTCACCCCCAACGACTCAATTAGTCGATGGCTCATGCGCAGACCCTTTGGATGCGACACGCTGGATTCAATCGTTGACCACGGGCTGGGCAAGCGGCCCGCCCCCAAGGAAGCACCATGACCGACTGGTTTGAAAATCTGGTCTGGGGCCTCCTAGTGCTGGCTATCGTTGTATGCATACCCCTGGCCCTGGTGGCTGGGCACAACGAGAAGCAGGAGTGGGAGGCTTTCAAGGCGGCCCATGATTGCAAAGTAACTTCGCGCATCGACGGCTCGGTCATGCCGACTTTTGCCATGGACACAAGCGGCAAAGCCGTCTATGGCATGACCACAACGCCAAGCAAAACAGGCTGGACCTGCGATGACGGAATCACCTATTACAAGTGAGCGCACCATGAACGACAAGAAAGACGCAGCTGTCGCAACACTGGAGAACCTCGGCTATACCCATGAAGGCGGCAATCTCTGGAAGCCACCACTGGGAAAAGCCCCCGACTTCAATCTGCTGGATACCTTGCACGCACGAATCGCCTCTTTGGAGGCCCAGCTATCAGAGCGGCAGGCTGCGCCGGAGGGGTGGCGCCTGGTGCCGGAGTCGCCAACAGAGGAGATGATCAAAGCAGGTGATGCCAAGACTTGGGTACTCCCATGCAATTATTGCTGGTCTGCCATGCTCTCAGCCGCCCCTCCCCCACCGCAGCGGGAGCCGCTGAAGGGCGTCCAATGAGCCTGCGCTACATCCGCAGTTACTACGACGTGCCGGCACGCCGTGGCGCCCGCGTGGAGTACACCGGGCACCAGGATGTAAAGCAAGGCACCGTCGTTGGCTCAGCTGGCGCTCGCCTCCGCGTCCGCATGGATGGCGACGAGCACACCGGTATCTATCACCCCACCTGGTGCATGAGCTATCTACCAGCAGGTGCACAAGCAGAAAAGGAAACCCATGGCATTCCGACCCCTTGAAGTAGGCGACGTGGCCACAGACAGCGCCAAAGGCCCCGGCATCGTCACTTTCGTGAGCCCCTCAGGCCTGCACCACGTCAACGGCGTTGAAGTCTGGTGGCTTGACCGCGATGACGGAGCCGTCTTCGACCGGTTTTACAAGCGCGGCAAGCATCTGGACATGCGTGCAGCAGCGCAGCCCCCGGCCCTGCCACCCCGACCGGTGGAACAGGTGGAACAGGTGGAACAGGTGGAACAGGCCGATGACGAGCCACAGCACTGGAAGTTCATCGAGTTCAACACCCGCCGTGCAGCTCGCGGTGCGCCAGCAGCCAAGGTGGAGGTGGACCCGGATGGTGAATGGCTTTGGATGACGCCCCTGGACATCCGCCTGAACATCCGCGACCACGGCGACCACCTTGAGCTGCGCAAGGCCTTGGCTGCATACAGGGGGATGGCATGACCGAGAAAAAAACCAACCTGATGTCAGAAGTTGCGCAGTCCCAGCTGGCAGTCGCTGGCGCTTTGGATCGCATGGACCAGCGGGTGAACACCTGGCTTGTGCTGCTGGGGGAGGATCAAGACCACTCCATCACTGCGCAGGCGGCCCGCGAGGACATGGCCACCATCCGGGGCGCATTCGTCACGCAATACAACGGCACATCCTTCCATGAGGTGCTGCATCAGCTTGAGGCACGGCCCACGGTATCCCGAATGGACGCCTGGGCGCCCCCGAGTCCACCGCCAGCACCCAAGCAGGAGCAGTGGATATGCCTCCTTTGCAAAAGCAGTCGGCCGGGATACCACGGCACCCTCGATGACCGGATAACGCCATGCCCAAACGGGGAACCCACATCGGATAGATGACAGCTCACAATTCCTGACCACCACAGGCCCCGCACACGCGGGGCTTTTTTATTTGGAGGCCCACATGGCCGAAAACACCAAGATCGAATGGACCGATCACACATTCAACCCGTGGGAAGGCTGCCAGAAGGTAGGCCCCGGCTGCGACAACTGCTACGCCGAAACCCGCAATGCCCGCTATGCCGGTGGCCAGGCCATCAACTGGGGGCCAGGCGCACCCCGTCGCCGCACCAGCGCCAGCAACTGGAACAAGCCCCTCATGTGGAACAAGAACGCCGATGCGTTCATGGCCAAGCACGGCCGGCGCCAGCGCGTGTTCTGCGCCAGCCTCGCGGACGTGTTCGACAACGCTGTCGATCTGAGCTGGCGTGAAGACCTGTTTCAGCTGATTGCGGAGACGCCCAATCTGGATTGGCTCCTGCTGACGAAGCGGATAGGCAACGTGCCAGCGATGGTGGCGATCATCCCCGGGTGGATGCCGCCCAACGTGTGGCTGGGCGCCACGATCACCAACCAGGCGGAAGCCGAGCGCGACATTCCCAAGCTGCTGGAATTGCCCGCGCGCGTGCGCTTCCTGAGCATGGAGCCGCTGCTGGGGCCGGTGGACCTGACGCGGGTTCCCGTCAGCGGGAGCGGCCACCATGAGTTTGACCCGATCATCACAGCGAACGTGCTTAAACGCGCAGAGGCCTATCCGCCGCTGCCTCGGGTTGACTGGGTGATCGTCGGCGGCGAAAGCGGACCCGGCGCGCGGCCTATGCACCCCTCCTGGGCACGCGGCCTGCGCGACCAGTGCGAGGACGCAGGCGTGCCATTCCTGTTCAAGCAGTGGGGGGAGTGGGGGCCGACCTGGACCGAGGCCCATGCCCACCTGGGATTCGCTGGCGCCCCGCCGGACCCTGCAGGCGAAAGCTCGATAGCAGGGACGGAAATAGTGACTGGTAAGTACGAGGACGGCCGCCTGCACAAAGAGCTTTGGCCGGTTGTCAAAGCCGGAAAGAAATCCGCTGGGCGCCAGCTCGATGGTCGCACCTGGGACGGCTTCCCCACCTAAACAGCAAAACCACCACCAGCCCCGCACCACGCGGGGCATTTTCATTGGAGCACCCATGAAAGAAACCGGCTTGATGTTCAAGGCGCCGATGGTGCGCGCCATCCTGAGCGGCCAGAAGACGCAGACCCGGCGCATTCTGAAAAACCAACGGTCCTACGACCTCGACAAATGCCCCATGGGCCAGCCAGGCGACCGCATCTATGTGCGGGAGACGTTCGCCTGGGTGCCAACGGCCTGCGAAAGCGACGAGATTGTGTTCGCTGCTGACTATCAGGACGGGAGCGACAAGGCTGACGGCGTGCGATACATCCCATCCATACATATGCCAAAGGCTGCGGCTCGAATCTGGCTGGAGATAACCGGCGTGCGCGTTGAGCGCCTGCAGGCCATCAGCGAGGACGACGCCGAGGCCGAGGGAGTTGGCTTCCTGCGCTCAGTACCCGATGCCGATGAAACGCTGACCGCAAAGCAGCTATTTGAATGCCTGTGGGACTCGACTGGCGGCGACTGGGACGCGAACCCATGGGTATGGGTCATCGACTTCAAGCGCATCGAGAAGCCATGAGCGCCAGCCATAGCACGGTTGATCTGCCCGAAGACCGGGCATATCTGGCCCACCACTTCAACTGCCGCGCGTGCTGCGCAGCCGGCAAAACACCAGGCCTGCAACAACGCTGCGTCCAGGGCCTGGATCTCTGGGAGGCCTATCAAAAGGCCGCTCTACCCCCACCTCCTACCCGCCCAGAAGGGCGAACGAGATAGCAATGAGCAAAGAAACCATCACCGCCGAGCAGTGCGCCGAACTGCTGAAATGCACCACCGCCCAGGTCGAAGAACTCACCCGCAAGGGTGAGCTTCCCGGCATCAAATTCGGTCGCAGCTGGATTTATGTGAAGGTCGATCTGCTGGACTACCTGGCGGAACGTGCGCGCGCCGAGGCGGCGGAGCGCCGACTTGACCTCCAGAAGCGCTTGAAGCAAGCCAGTGCCAGCCTGGCCCCACCCGTCAAGCCGCGCCGGAAGACGCCCCCGGCTCTCCCTCAGGTGTTGCATATGATGGCCACAGGCGCTGTGCAAGGTCAACGCCCCTGA